TTCATCCGACCAGCGGCGGCGGCGTTCAACGCCAATCAGGATTTCCTGGGTCATTCTTACCTCTCAAATGACGTCAATAACGACGTCGTTAACGACGGTAAGTTACCAGTCACAATCCTCAATCATAAGGCGGCCTCAAACGGCCGGTTACCGTTGTCCGTGGCTGGATTGCCGGGCACATAGCCGGTGGACAGGGAATAGAACGCCTCGGCCTGCGCCGTGGTCACGTCCACCTGAAACCTGTTGAGCGCCGCCGTGGCGCGGGCATGGTTGCCGATCCCGGCCGACGTGCAGTCCCCCAGCACGTCATTTCCCAACATCAGCGGGGCAGGATCGATACCGGTGCGGATCAGGCGCGCCGGAGCCTGTCGGGCCAGAAAGCCACGCACGACGGAAAGCATGGGCTGTCCCGGACGGATTTCCGCCGGGCGACAGCCAAACTTGCGCAAGTTCGCAAGCCGGGGGCTTATTTCGTTCATTTATGACCGATTTGTGTTGACATTCGCGCATATGTGCGCGATATTGTGGACATGAAAGCCGCTGACCTCCTCGCCCGTCTCCGCCGCCTCGCCAACAAGAATGGCTGGGACATGACCGAACGTAAGGGGAAGGGGTCGCACATCGTGGTGCGGCTGAACGGCAAGCCGACGGTGGTATCGAACCATCGCGGTGACATGGCCACCGGCACGTTCCGCAAGATCCTCAGGGATCTCGGGCTGACCGAAACCGATCTGGAGGTATGAGGATGCTTTACGCTTACCCGGTCGATCTGGAGACCAATCCGGACGGCACCATCACGGCTTCATTCGAGGGGTTGCCAGGGGCGACCGATGGCGCAACCCGGGAGGAGGCGCTGCGCGAGGCGCAGGACCTGCTGGTCACGTCCCTGTCCATCTATGTGGACGACGGCGCGACCGTGCCAGTGCCGCCCGCGGCCAATGGTCGCCTTCTGGTCTATGTGCCCATGCTGGAAGCGGCCAAGTTGGCGCTGCATACGGCAATGCTGGAGAACAGGGTCAGCAACGTGGAGCTGGCGCGCCGACTGGGCGTGGCGGAATCATCCGTGCGTCGCCTGCGCGATCTGCTGCATGAAAGCAAGATCGGACGCGTCGAGGCCGCCCTTCATGCGCTTGGGCGGCAGGCGACAGTCGAGGTACGGGAGGTCGCGTGACCATGGACCTGACATCGCGGGCAGCAGCATTTGCCGCTGCCCCCTTGGTCGAGGGGGGAATGGAATTACTCCAGTCCCCGGTTCCGTAACTGCGCCGCCATGTAGAGCGCATGCAGCTTGAGGGGGACAGTAACCAGCAGCCCGATGAGAACGGTCACGCCGCCCGCACCGGCCATCACACCTTGCACGAAAGGGCTCATGCGTCGTGAAGGCGCTGCCGTAGCAGGTAGCCCTCCAGAGGCCAGATCTTCTCACGGGCATTCCTGCGCGCGATCTTGCGTCCCAGTTCCTCGTCGAAGTTGTCGGGACTGGCGCAGGCGCTTTCGCCGGTCACTGTGAAACCGTTGCGCAGGGTCAGAACGCAGATGGTCAGCGTCTTGCCCGGTGCGATCCAATACTGTTCATCCGCGATAACCCCATCAATCGCTTCCGGCGTCAGGCGCGGGGCTGTCAGCTTTTTTGCGACAATTTCCCATTCGATCTTTTCTTCGGAGCTGTTCATCCCGCCGTCACCCCCAGCACCTGGAGCGCCTGCTGCACCTGCGCCTTGGAGGGCGGGACGGTAGCAGCAGCCATGGCGCCGACATTGCGCCGCACGGCCACACTGTCCAGCACGCCCTTGAACGCCGACACGACCGTGCCCAGCGCGGACAGGGCGGTGTTGGCGTTGGACAGGTCCGCACTGGACACCTTCGTGGACGCCCCGGTGATTGCAGCGGTCAGGTCCGTCTGCAGCGTGGTCAGGCCGGACAGGATGCTGTCCACCCGGGTTTTCCAGTTCGTGTCGTCATAGGTGATCGTCAGCGTGGATCCGGCCGCCGTGGCAAAACTGGTCAGGGCGGTGGACAGCGCCGTGTCGGCCAGGCTGATCACACCCACGGCGGGCGTACCGATCGCGCTGGCCACGGCCGCGATGGACAGGACGAGGGTGACTGCGTTCAGGCCCGCCTGTCCGTAATCCTTGATCTCCGCCACGTTCAGGGTGACGGTCGTGACGTTGCCGGACTTGCTGACGGTGCAGGCTCCCAGTGCGGCGGTGGCGGCGATACCGGCGCCAAGGCCGAGGAAACCACGGCGGCCGGTGACGAGGTTGACAGGGTTGTTCATGGGCGAGTTTTCCAGTCTGGAAACGCAAATAGTCCACCCGTCCCGGCGGGCCGCAGGAAACGGCCATTTTTGCGTGGAAACGGGTGGGCTATCTGTCAGGTGTCAGGACATGTGTGGTCCGGCGGCCGGTTTACAGACCGGCCGGTTCCGGTTGACAGGTCAGTGCGCGGGCTGGCCCGGCACGGACGGGCGCGGCACGCCGACCGTGGCGTTCGCCGCAGGTGCGGCCGCAACAGGCTTCGTCGCGATCGCGTCCTTCAGGTCCGTGATGCCGGTCAGGATCTTGGTCAGGGCGGCATCGATGCCGGACAGGTCCAGGTTCGGCGCGGCTTTCTCGACGATAACCGGAATCAGCGTCTGCAGCAGGTTGCCCGCCAGGGCGATATCAGCCTGGGTTGCGGTCGTGTCGCCCTTGCCGAGCGCGGTTTCGATCAGGTTTTCGAGGGCGGGAATGGCGGTGGTGGTATCGGTGTCGGCCATGTCTGGCGTCTCCATATGAAAAAACCGCCTCTCGGGCGGTTGGGGAATGATGATGATTGATCTGGGACCGGCCAGTCAGCCGGGCGGGGATGCGCGCGTCGGCGGCCTGCCCGGACGGGTTGAACCCGGCGGCACGTCGAGCAGCTGCTCGACCGTCTGGCGCGGCACGGTGGCCGGGACCATCGCGGCCTTCTTGCCTGGCTGGTAGGCGGGCAGGTTCCAGCCGCGCGCTTGGGCTATGGCGGTCACGATTGTCCAGACCACGACCCAGCGGGATGCGGGATCCGGCGGGCGCCAGAATCGCGCAATCAGGGCGCAGGTGGAGATCAGGAACGACACGATCACGGCGATATCCCCGGCATATTGCGTCGGGAGCAGCGACAGGACGTCCTGCAGAAGTGTGGGTGGGTCCATGGTCAGGCCTCGATCGCCTGCTGGAACAGGGCGACATGCGTGCTGTCCGCAGCGCCCGCGCCCAGCGACGTGTTGTAGTTCGATTTCCAGTAACGGCATTGCCCGGCCGCATCATCGGCTGCGGGCAGCGGTCCCGGCGCACGGTAGTATTTCAGGCGCGCCATCGCGCAGGCGTAGGGCAGGTTGCCCGGCAACTGCGCCGCACGCGACGGCCAGCGCGACAGCAGGTCGAGCACCGCGCCCCGCAGGGATGCCAGCCGCGCATCGGACAGGAACGTCGTCCATATGTCATCGTGGGTGAATGGTTCCATCTGCCACAGGCCGCGCGCAGGTCCGGTACCTCCCGCCACGACCTGCGCGACAAAGGTCAGGCCACTTTCCACCAGCGCCGTGCCGGTCAGCAGGTTGACCGCCGCATCCCCGTCCAGCCCGATATGCGCCAGGGCAGGAGACACGATCGTGCGCTTGAACTGCGCCACGCACAGGCCGGTCATTGCAGTGCCCCGATGATATGATGGTGATGCAGGAACGGCACGTTGGCGAAAAAGAAGTCGTCCCATGTCTGGCTCGACAGCAGGGTGCCCCCGACAGTGGCCAGCAGCGTGAAGACGATGCCCAGCACGGCCGCGCGCTTTTTCCACCGGCTTTCGGCAATCCGCGCCTTGGTCAGCTTGGCCGCCTCCAGCCGATTGCGTTCCTTCTGCGCGCCGTTCTGTTCGGCCAGTTGCCGGGTCAGATCCTGCATGTCGCGGGACTGACGCTCCAGGGCGGATGATGTCGTGGCATACTGGGCCTGCATTTCGGCCCGGATGGCGCCGACTTCCCGGCGCGTATCGTCAATCTTTCCGTCGGCACTGTCGCGCCAGCGTTCAAGGAAGCCGATACGCTCCCCATGGTCATCAAGGATGTCGTGCACATCCGGCGTCAGGACTTCGGTCATCTGTGTTCCAGGCAATAAAAAACCGCCTCGATGGCGGTGTGGCAGGCGCAATTGTTGCGATCTGGATCAGCTGGTCGGCGCTGCAGGCAGCGTCGTGCTGGTGGTGTCGGTGCCGTTGACGATCGCCCGCAGGGCGGTCTGATACGTGACCCACGCGGCGGGGACAGCCTGCCCGAGCGAACCGTAATCCGCCCAGACGGTCTGCTGCGCCTGTGCCAGCGCACTGGCGGCCTGCGTCGTCAGGGGAATCGCGCGCGGGGTTGCAGTCACCCATGTGGGGGTTCCGTCAGACGCCACGCCACGCACCTGCCCGGCGGGCGGCGCACCGGAGCCGTAAGTCTCGAACACGGCGTCGGCCACCGCGACCGCATCAGTCGGCCAGGTTCCTGCCGCCTCGTACTGCGCCTGGAGCACCACGGGATAAAACGCGTTGTTCGACGCGGAAAAGTAATAATTCGTCGACATTTATCAGTATCCCCACGCCCACCAGAAATATCCGAGGCCGTTCATTCCGCCCCATCCACCGCCAGAACCGGAAAAAATCATTGAATAGACGTCGGCCTGCACCTTGCTGGGATAGCCCTGCACACCGTGCAGCGTGGGTTTCCCGGCTGCCCAGTTCGTGGTGGCGGCCGATTCAACCACGATCATTCCCTCACATTTGGTCGGGAAGGCGACCGGGAAATTCGGGGTCGAATACCCGCCACTGCCGGAACTGCTGGCGCCGTATTGCAGGACCGTCCCACCGGGCAGGATCTGATAGCCGTTCGTGCCCTGCGAATTCCCCAGTCCCGTCCCGGCGACGATATCCGACAGCAGCGCCGTCACACCGTAGGAACCCGCCATCTTCACGGACTGGAAGGACAGGCGGCCGTCCGGCCCGATCGTCAGGTCGCCCACCTGCGTCGAACCGGACAGGAGGGTGCCGTACGAGGACACGAGGTAACCGCCGTCCATGACCGTCTTGCCATCGGTGCCGATATAGCTGTAGCGCAGGCCGGGGAACGTGGTGTCACGCCCAAGCATCACCGCGCCCGCGACCTGGTATTTGCCACCGCCGAGCGTGACAAACAGCATCCGAAGCGCGGCGAGCACCTGTGCGCTGTTACTGCGATCCTCATTGAGGCCAGCGGCCGCAAGGATCGCCATCAGTTCTTCCTGATGCACATTGAACGCGTCGGGATCGATGATGGAGGGCATCTGCCCGCCCACGACGCCCGCCGTCGCGAACCCGGGCGTGCCGATGGCGGCAGGCGGTGCGGGGAGGTCGGACACCTGCGTGCCGTTTGCCAATCTGAACATTATTGCTCACCTGAATAGTTGAACAGGACCGTGGTATGGGCAGGCGCGCGGGCCTTGATCTCGCACTCCAGGACAAGGTTGCCCCACGTGCGGTAGCGGTCGCCGAACTGCGCCTCGCCGAACCGGGCGGAACTGATGGTCACGGCCGGGGCGTTGACCTGCCAGACATAGGCCCACGGCGCGCCGTAATAGAGGTCACCGAACCGGGCCATGCCGAAGCGGGCCGGTGCGAACTGTGTGATCGTGATCGCGTAGCCCAGCGTCGCCGCGAACTGGACGAAGTAGGGGACCGACGCGCCGCCGTTATCGGTCAGTCGTGCGACCACCTGGTTGCGGCGCAGTTCGATCGTGGGGCTTTCGCCCGCGCAGGGATCGGGCAGGCCCAGCGTGGCCTCCCATTCCGGCAGCAGGTTGACCGTGGACGCCGGGAAGGCATCCGCGATCAGGTTGCCCGCCGCCTGCGCCGCGCGCTGGAACGTTGGTGCCCAGACCGCTGCGAGCTGGTAGGGCATCGCATCCGGGTCACGCGACCAGATCCGGCCACGCGGCAGCAGGTTGAGCAGCGCGGTGCGGAAATCTGCGACACTGTAGGTTGGTGCTGCCATGGATCACGCCGAGAATGTGATGGTGCCAAGCGTCGGCATGGCGCTGGCGGTGGCGCCCGTGACGGGGCCGGTGGGGGATGCGACCTCGAACGTGTCGAGGTCGAGGGCGGAGATCGCTTCCTCCCAGTTGTTCGGGCTGATCGTGCCGCCGGGGGAGGACAGGCGGCGGAACATGTCCGTCAGCGCCGTGGTGATCGTCGCCTGATTCGCCGTCGTGTTGCCGGTGCCCAGATCAGTGATCACAAAATCCGTGGGCTGCGCGACCGGGCTTGCGGCAATGACCAGCGCCGTAACCGGCTGGTCGGGCAGGATCGCGTTGGCGACCGTCAACTGGTCGCCCGTGGCCGTGGTGTATCGGCCGTCACCCGTGGCGCAGCCGTCCGTGCCGACCGGGAACCCGCCGGTCGCGGCATTGGCCTCGTCCATCATGAAGAACACGACGACCGTGCCGTCGCCCATGCCATTGGGCAGGCACCACGCACGGGTGACGCCCGCCACGGCCTCGGCCCAATCCACGTAGTCCTGCGCCTTGCCGTCCTGACCCTGCGCCTGGTAGGCGTCGATCACCCGGGTACGGTAATCGGTGTCGTCCTCGGCGTCCGCGCCGCTCTGCGTGATGGCCGCGACCGTGCCGCTGGTCTGGATACCCGCAACCGGGCTGGACAGGGTGACGGTCGTGCCCACCGCGACGTTGCCGCCGGTGCCAGTCGTGTCGGCCGTCCAGCTTACGGTCGTGACGCCACCAGATGTCACGCTGTCGGCCGAGGCTGTCGCAGCCGCACCGCCAAGCAGGATCAGTCCGGTCCCGGCCGGGATGATGTCCGTGCCGGTGGCGGGAAAGGTGGCCGTGCCGGACGCTGCCGTAGCGGCCTTGCGATACACGCCCTTGAGCGTGCCCCAGCCCTCAAGGAACTCGTCCGTCGCGGTCCACGGCACCGACTGCAGCGACACCCAGTCGATATAGCCGTACTGCAACCACGTCAGCCCGGCGAGCACCATGGACAGTACATATAGTACAGAGAACCGCAGGACGGCCGTAACCCCGGGGATGCCGCCGCTGATGACGTCCTGCAGGGCCTGCTGACGCAGTTGCGACAGGGTTGGACGCGGATACGCCATTCAGGTCAGGCCCTCCCAGGCCCATGAGAATTTGAAAACCCGTGGGCTGCTGTTGCCCGGTTCGGTGATGGTGACGGAGAACTCGGCCATGGTGCGCACGCTGGCGTTCCACCAGGCGGAGACGGTGACGGATGTCGCCACGCCGTCAGTGACCAGCCATTGCAGGGCCTCGCGGCAGATGTCCTCGATCTCGCGCGGGATGGCGCGCGTGCCGACCTTGACCGCACGCTTGAGCTGCCACAGGCGCGATCCGATCGGCTGGTCCGCGAACGCATCTCCCCACCAGCCCCGCCGGTCGGCCGATGCCGTGCCGATCGGGCCGGACGGCGACTGGATTCCTGCTGCCGTATCGTCGGATGACGGCTGATCGGGTGCCACGCGGTCTGTGAAAAGCGAGACCATGACCGCCGATTTCAGGGGATTGTCCAATCCCAGATCGCTGGACACGATGGGCCAGTCGCCGCGAGCCTCGCGGACGTTCCAGACAATTGAGATGTCCATGATGCTTCCGTCAGACGGGAGGACCGGTGTCCTGACCCTCGTTGCCGTTTGAATGTTCGTGAGAGGACAACTTGACGCCCTGCGCCACGACCTCATTTCCGGTGATGGTGCCGCTGGCGGTCAGGTCGCCGGTGACCGCGGTCTTGCCGTTGAAGGGTGCAATGGCGATCGATCCATCCGTCTTCAGCCAGATCCGGCTGCCGGTGGACGGGTGAAACAGGCAGACCTCGCCCGGCTGCAGGTCTTTCGGCCGGCCGCGCTGGTCACCCGTGGCGATGACGACGCCGCGCGTGCGGTCGCCGCCGATGAATGCGACAAACAGGTCGGACCCGGGCACCGGCCGGCTGGCCAGTCCGTATTCCTGCATGACCGGCACGTCCGAGCGCAGTTCGCCCGCCGCCAGCGCCACCTGCACGGTGGGCGTGTTGGGGGCCTCGTTTGTGTCCGCCGTCTGCCGCCCGATCCCGAGCGCCATCATCACGCGCCGCGCCGTGCGCATCAGGGGGGCGGTCATTGGGCGGTTCCGTCCAGCGGCGGCAGGTCCTCGGTCTGGATGGAATGGTCCACGTCCGCCTGCGCGCTGTTCAGCGTCTGGAGGAACCTGTCGCGCAGAACAGGATTGAGCATGGGCTCGGGCGAATAAGCCTCAGGCGGCATGAGCACGACATCGGCGTGCATGCCGTCCTCCACCGTCTGGCGCAGGGTCAGTTCCCCGATCAGCAGATCCTGCCGCGTGCCGTTGATCGCCGTAACGGGGGCCAGCGTGTTCGGCAGCCAGAGCTGCCCCGTCGCGTCACGCCAGCTGTCGGCCGTCAGCGAGACCGGATAGGCACGACCGATGCGCCGGTTGACCTCCCATTGCGCGCGCTGCTGGCAGACGGCGTTATCCTGGTCCCCGTTTTCGGTCGGGATGAGCATGATGCGCTTGCGTGGCACGCCGGGGTCGGTGGCCTCGATCCCCACGGTCAGGGCGGACATCTGGCTTTCCAGGGCGTTGACGTTCGGATCGGTGAACAGGGAAACGGTATTCTGGTTTATGGCAATGACGCTGGAATACCGGCCGCCGAGACTGCGCACGGTCTGGATGCGCTCCACGTTGCCGCCAACGGTGAACCCGGTCGCGGCGCGGCGCGTCCCCACGGACGACATGCAGATATTTCCATCCGGCTGGTCATAGAACAGGACCGCTGCCAGCCGGGACAGGCGCTCGATCACCTCATAGGCGGTTTCCGTCAGGATGATGGAGAAGGCAAGAATGTCGGTATCGCCCGCACCATTGACAGAAACCACGTCAATATTCACACGGCTGGCCACGGCCCGGGCGATCGCCAGCACGTTGGTACTGTTCATCTGGAAGGTGCTGAACTCCGCCGCACACTCCACCAGATCGACACTTTTGGAAGCGATCTGCACCTCGATCATATGGTCTTCCGGCCCGAGGTCATCGACCACCGTGATGACGTAGCCGGTGAACACCAGATCGGACCCGATATAGACCTGACAGGTGTCGCCGGGATTGAGGGTATCGACCCCGGCGGCGGATGCGCGGGCCGCCGTCATGCCCAGTGCTGCCGTCCAGGGCATAACCTCGATCCCCAGCCGCAGCACGGCGGACGTCCAGTTCGTGATCTGGCGCGATGTGCCGCCACTGGTCACGACGATCGAGACCTGGTCGGACGGCGCATTATCCCAGCCAAGGAAATCGGATATCGCGGTCAGTGCGCCACTCATGATGACAGGGCCTCGAACTCGGTCGGCATGAATGCCGGATGGATGGGATTGGCGCGGCGGATCAGGTCAGGTGCGCGCGCGCCGTTGGCATAGAGTTGCTGCCCCAGCACCAGCGCGGGCAGGGGGGCATTGCGGGTGACCGTGATCACGTCCGGCAGGCGTGCGCCCCGGTTGGCCAGGTCCTGCAGCACCTGCGCACGCAGGGAGCGCAGCGCCTGGAACGTGGCGTCGCTGCCCGCGTCGGCCGCCGCCGTGGCCGCGTCGTCGAGCATGCCGCCGATGCGCGTACGCATCGCCTGCGCATCATTGGACGATGAGGGCTGCCAGTCCGCGCAGGCATTGGCGAGTGACAGCAGGGCGGCCTGCCGGCACAGTGTTGCGGTTGCGGCCTGCACCGTTGCAATCGCCCCGCCGATCGGGGCGTCGGACGCCACCACCGTTGCGTCGTATGTGGCCAGCGGGGTGAGAACCGCGATCTGTCCCGCCGGATCCGCAATGGATGTGCGCACCGATTCCGGCACGGCGAGGATGGCGGTGGCCAGCACTGTCGCATCCGTTGCGTCCGCCAGTGCCGCCACGTTGGCGCTGACGACCTGCCGGTTCGCGGTCAGGGCGTCGAGCAGGGTGGATTCCGTCGCCGCCTGGTCAACGGTCGCGCCGTTGCCCCCCACGTAGCGGCCAAGGTTGCCGGGTAATGATCCCATGGCGGCCGCAACCGCCGAAGGGGACCGGATGGCAGCAACCGCGCCAGCGCCCCAATCAGCAGCTATGGCGCGCCCGGCCCCCAGCACCGAGGCGCCATACCCGTAGGGCGTCAGCGTGTCAGATGTGTAATCGGACGCTGACGCCGCACCGAACGTCGCAGCCGCCAGTCCGATCGCGGCATCAAGGACAAGCGTGATGGTCGAGCCGAGCCAGTTGACCGTCTCGACCAGTTCCATCTCGATATCGACAATGCCCATCACCCCGTCACGTTCGTACCAGTCGAACCGCGTCAGCGCGGCCTGCATCGCGCCGACGGTGGGATGGACCAGCGTGCCCGGACCTTGGGTTTCCGCAGCCATGACCAGCAGGTCGCGCTGCGCCAGGCATTCCGGGCCGATCAGGAATCCACGGATCCGGTAGGAACGCGGGGCGCGCCCCAGATCCTCGGCCCAGACCTGGTCACGGAACGGGTAGCGGTGGATCTGGAAATTGCGCCCGTTGCTGCCGCCGCTACCGACCACCACGAACGGCACGCCACGGAACGACCCCTGCAGGTATTCCTCTGCAAGGGTCGCGATCACGTTGGTCATGTCATCAGTTTCCTACGGGTGTCAGTTCAGGCGGCATTGCCCGCTGGACGGGGATATTGTTGACGACGCGCGTTCCGGGCGTAGTGCGCGTGACACGCGCCCGGGTGCCGGGATCTGCCTTGACGTGAATTGTGGTACTTTGTGGCGGCATGGCCACTGCGGTGGGCGATGTATTTGGCCCCGCCGCAGTGCCGGGAGGAACGGTCATGGGCGGCGCGGACATGTCGCGACGCATGCCTGCTATGGAAACGACATACTCACGCGTCTCTTTCGGCAGGACCGACAGGTCATGCGACTGCGCGAACTGTCGCACGGCCGGGCTATTGGGGCCAGCATTGTAAGAGGCGTCTGCCACAGCGTAATCGCCATGCGCCTGATCCAGCATCTGCCGGTAATAGCGCGCGCCGGCGTCAAGGTTCTTGCGCCAGTCGTAACCAGGCGCATTGACCGAATCGGCGACACCCAGCGATCGCGCCGTCGCAGGCATAAGCTGGGCAGGCCCGAATGCCCCCGCACCCGATACATTGTTGTATCCGCCGTGTTCAGCCCGGAGCAGGGCGAGGTAATGCGCCTGATCCAGCCCGTAACGCTGGGCTGCGGCGGCGCCGGCCGCCTGCACGGGCGCGTCGAGCTGGGGCCGCCTGTAGCCGGTCATGCGATCCGCATAATCGGCGTACCAGCCCAGTCCCTGCCGGGCATATCTGCCAACGGCGCTGGCGCCGGCAGAGACGCCGCTTTCTGCAGCACTGGCCATGGAGGCCAGTTTCTTGCCGACCCAGCTATTGGCGACAAAATCGATCGCGGATGTCACCTTGTCCACGATCGGGGAAATATACCCCCACGCCGACGAAAACGCAGTCTTGATGCCGCCCCAGAGGGACGAGAAGAATTTACCCAGACCATCCCAATGATTGATGATCGCGGCGGGGAGCGGAAAGAGGGTTTCCGTTATCGTGCGCAGGTAGCCGGTATTATTCTGGAATGCCCCCTTGAGGCCGTCCCACATGCCGGAAAACCGCTTGCTGATGCCGCCCCAATGAGACCACAGCTCGTATCCGGCGCCCCCAAGCGCGCCGACGGCGGCGATCGCGGCCGCCACCGGCAGGCTGATGGCTGCAAGCGATGTGCCAATGGTCACGGCCGCCGTTGCGATGGATGCGAGACCGGACAGAACCGGCATGGCATACAGCGCGCCGATCGCAATCAGCGCATCCCGGCCTGCCGTTTTCCATCCACCAAGCCGGTCAACGACATTCGTGATGGCGTGGTAGACACCCTCGATATCGCCCCGGATCCGGTTCCATCCCACGGCACGCAACCATGTGACGAACTGCCGGACGTAGTCCCCGATATTTTGCGAAATCCATGTGCGGTTGGCCTCGATCAGATTGGTGATGAAGCCAGTCAGTTCGCGGATGCCGGGTGCAACTGCCTGCGAGATGCTATCGCTAAAATCTTTCACCGACTCATCCAGCGCAGACAGTGACCCGCGCAGGCTATTGGCGGCATCTACGCTGGCCTGCGTCATATGGCTGTAACGCTCAGCCCACCGAATGGTCTGGCTCCACTGCTCGTTCGTCTGCTGGAATACCGGCATCAGGCCCTGAGCCGTACTACCGAAGCGTTCCGTTGCGGCAATGGCCTGCGCTGTAGGATTGCGAAGGCCTCGTATGCGGGACGCGACAATCTGGAATAGCTGGTCAATGGGCTTGGTCTGCACATCCTCAGGGGAAATCTGCAAGGCCCGAAAACGCGCGGCGGCGGCAGGATCCTGATTATGAACAGCAGCCCATCGTTCTTGCGACAACTGCTGCAGCGCGCCGGTCATGGCTTCGGCGGACCCGCCCGCCAGTTTGGCCGCGTTCTGCATGACCTGCAGCCGCTGCGGCGCCATGCCCATCGTGCGCGACGTGGTGCGCAGGTCGGTGCCCACCTGTGCCCAGGCGCTGGCCAGACGGTACACGCCTGCCACGCTGGCGGCGCCGGTCAGTGTGCCCAGAACCGGGACGATCTGGCCCAGTGACTGGAATGCGCCCACGGCCGACCGGCCAACACCGACAATGCCGCTGTTCAGCCGTGACAGGCCAGACAGGCTGGCGAAGCGACCGAAGGCTGCCTGCACGCGACGGACAGGGGCCTGCATGCGGGCGATACGGGTATTGATGCGCTCGATTGTCTGGCTGGCCCGATCGGCCGCGCTGATGACAAATTTAACGCCTGCGTTGGGCACGTTCGGCCTCCCGTTTCTTTTCCGCCGCGATCACGTTGGCCTTTTCGATCTCGGCGACCATTACTGTGCCGGGGAGGTTTTCAACGTCGTGCCGTGACCATCCGGTGAAGAAACCGCAGAGATCAGCGCCTAGGCGTTCCCAGTTGCTTGGCCAGAACAAAAAAAACCGGTCAGGTAATCCGCCGCCTGTGCGAATTTGCTGATCGGCATCTTAAGGATGGCGGCCTTGGGCCATTCGCTGACGGCCTCGACGAGAGAGATTTCGGCCTGAAGGAATGCCTCGGGCGTGCCCTTGGCCTCTGCCGCCTTCATGATCCGGCGTTCGCGCACTGTCGGTTCTCGCAAGGTCATATCGACAAACGTGAGGTTGGTGGCCTCGATCGGATCGGGGAACAGTAGGGTCAGGGAGGGTGACGTATCAGGTTCATCGTCCGGCTTGCGACGGTTCTCCTCCTCGAACCCGGTGACGAACCCGACGGCACGGTCGAGGACCGTGGACCGCAGTTCGATGACCGCGCGTTCCGGCACGCCGGAGACACGGGCCACAAGGCCGATCTGGGAGTTGTAGACCGATTCCGGCGTCAGCGTCCGCCCCATCGCTTTCGCCGCACACAGGACCTGGAACACGCTGGGCTCATGCAGGAACAGTTCCTCGAACCGGCCGGACTTCGGGACCTCCAGCGGTGGATCAAGATCAATGATGAGGGTACGACCATCGTCATCTTCCGGCTCGGCGTCATCCTCTGTCGTGACCATGACGGCGAGGACTTCCTCGTCGCTGGGCTGGGTGTGGTGATGGGTCACGAGACGGTATCCTCGGTCACGGTGTCGCTCTCCACGTGGAGTTCGAACGTGCCTTCCTGCGTGTTGATGGTGAGGGTTTCGGTCTGCCACCCGGCCACGGCCGTAATGACCTTGCCGTTGGCGCAGACCAGCACGACGGTCAGTTCGGACGCGCCCTGCAGGCTGCTGATCGGATAATCGCGGCGGTCACGGCAGGTCGCGCTGATGAAGCCCTGGCCGGGCATCTGGGTGAAACCCTCGACCGCGCTCTGGCCCTTGGCCGTCTCGTTGACGGGGCCAGAGGCCTGCCACTGCGCTTCGCTTACGACGTTGAATACGATGCCGTTGACGGTGAGGGTCGCGGTGCCGCCGAGCGGCCCGCGATATACGGTTCCGGACATGGTTGGCGGTTCCTTACGATTTCACGAACTGGCAGTTGCCAGCGATGACCCAAAGCTGGTTGGCGAAGTCATAGGGCATGAGCAGCGCGACAACGCCGCCGCCCTGATTCTGCGCCTGGATGTTGGCCGCGAAGGTGGCCGCGTTCTGTGCCCAGAACTGCGAACACTGCCAGTTGTAGCGGGCCGAACATGCCTTCCCGATCAGTTGAGCCGTGGTGGCCTTCGCCACCGCCGGGATCTTGGTCCCATCGGCCACGAGGATGCAGCCGCCGAACTGTGACGCCAGATAGATGCGCATGTCCTGCAGGCAGATCATGGCCGTCATCAGCGTCTCGATATCGAGGTAGCTGTCGTCGGGCACGCCCTCGGCATTTTCCTGGTAGGTCGTGACCAGGCGTTCGATGTTGACCGTGCCGCTGTCATCCACGGTGAAGGTGGACATGCCGTCATGCAGCAGGCTGTTGCGCTGATCCAGGGTGAACCGGCCCGCGTCCGTCGGCGGCATGACCGTCAGCGCCACACCCGTGATCGGGATCGCGGGGTTGGTGCGGATGCTGGCCGCGACCTGCGCACCGACCTGCGCTGCCCAGACCATGGGGGGCGAGGGGCTGTCGGACGTCGGCATGACCGTGGTGTGCGGGTCGTTCTGGGTCAGGCCGAACGTGGTGGCGTCCCCATACGTGCCGCGAAACGCCGTGATGCCGTGGCCGTAAAGCTGGTTCATCGGTGCCCAGCGGCCGTCCGTGTTGTTGAACAGCGTCTTGAACGACGTCAGGCTGGCCGCGTCGGTATAGGGATGGATGAGCAGGTCATAGACACGATCACCCAGCGTCGCGAGCGCTGTGGCCAGTGTCGTGGGGTTCTGCGTGCCGCCCGACATCGCGGCGATGGCGACGGCAACACCCGACGGCGTGGACTGCCCGCCTGCCGTGCCCAGCAGGTTGATGCCTAGCGGGATGTCGTTCCCGCACAGCCCCTTGTTCAGGGCCGTGACATTGACCTGACCCGCCGTGGTCGCATCCACCGCCAGCGTGGCATACAGCCCGGTGACGGACGCCGCCGCCGTGACGATGTTTTCGGCGATGGTCGCGGCCGTATCGCCCGCCGTCACCAGTGTGGGAACCAGCAGGTCACCCACATACAGGCACAGCGTGCCGGACGCGGTGGCGGGGCCGGTGATCGTGAAACTGCCCTTGGCCGCGACGGACGCTGCGTCATCGGCCAGCGGCAGCACCCAGACCTCGCCCATGGGGTCGAGGGCGAAATACTGCGCCACCATGGTCGCGGCCTGCGAGCCCACGCCATACAGCCCCTGCGCATCGGTGACGCCAGCGGACAGGCGTGCGGTGCCTGCAAGGGCCGCGCCGGTCGTGGTCTGCGCGATGATCAGGACGCGGCGGCCATAGGACGCGGTGTTCGCCCGGGAATTGTCCAGGGCAAAATAAAAGCCGGGCACCCGGTTGTTGGTCGGGTAACCCGGCACCGTGATGGAGCCGCTCATGCGTGGGCCTCGGCAGGTTCAGGGATGGCCGCCGCGCCACCGGACAGGTGCGCGGGCGAGGGGGCGGGCGTGGCCGGTGCGGCGGATGCGGCCGGCGGCGTGGCCTTCACCACGTCGCCGTTGTGCAGGCACAGCAGCCAGAAGCCCGTTTCGGGCACGGTTTCACCCTGCGCCTTGAGCAGCCGCATGGTGCCGGGCCACCGCACAGAGCGGCCCGGGGCGGGTTTTACAAACATGTTGGGGACCTCAGTTGAGGGTGATCGGCACCTGCATGTCGGCAAGGTCAGTGTTGCCGTTCGCCTGCATCTGGCCGGTGATCTCGGTCAGCGGCGTACCAGCCGGGGGGTAGTATTCGATGTATTCCAGACCGAACAGCATCCGGACTTCGCCGGTATGTTCGCGGGTCTCGCTGTTCACGATCAACTCGGTATTCAGCGACGTGACCTGGGTGATCATCGCCTGCAGATCCACGTCGAGCATGATGGCTAGTTCGACCTGTTCCGTCAGTTGGTCCAGATACGTGGCAACCTGTTCGGGGGACTCACCGCACAGCTGACCACGAATGGCCAGCGTGGTGACCCGGGTAAAGCCAGGCTGGTTGCGTCCGGTCGTGGTTCCCTGATCACGCGGGGCCGTGACGAGGATGGCAGGCAGTTTTGCGATCGGTAGTGGCAGGCTGCGGTTGACCAGCACATTCGCGCCGACCAGTGTCTTGGCTGCGATCAGCGCCTGCACGGCAGCATCGCGCAGTTGCACGCGGTAAAGCGTCATGTCGTATTGATGTCCACAAGGTTCAGTTCCAGACACGCACCGCCGTGACTATCCGGCTGGACCTCGCGGATGCTGTATGTCTGGCCATTGATGACGAACTCATCGCCCTGGTCAGGGGGCACCGGGAAGTCCGACAGCCTGACCCCGAGGCGGGGCAGGCTGGTCGTGATGTCCACTGGGGTCGCGCCCGGGAACTCTCCCAGCGGATCCATACCCTTGAAGCCATCATCGAATATGCCGTTGATGGTTACCGGATCGGATAGCGACTGGGACTGCCACTGGTAGGGATTGGCAAAGGCATCCAGGCACGGCCCGAGGACAAGCTGCCCGAAATCGATGCTCACGCAGCCGGGGGCGTGAAGCCCTGCTGCATGGATGCAGGCGGCGGCGTCATGACGGGTGCGGGCGGCAGCGGCGCATTCTTGACCCGGTCGGTAATGCCAGCGGAAACGGTTGCGGCGTTTTCACGCGGGTCGTTGGCAAAACGGGCGATGCCGCGCCCTTTCCAGAACGCCGCCGTTTCAAGGGCGACCTTGAGGCGGGTTCCGATCGGGTAGGGAGCCTTGCCCGCTTCGGGATAAACCGGGATCAGGGTGACAACCTCGATCCCGTCGGTCTTCTTTGCATCAGCCATCTGTCAGCCTCACAGGGTCGGGGAGGGAACGTCAGCGCCAGCAGCCATGACGGTGGCCGCCATGCAGGCGTTGACTCGCGACGGGATGACAAGGGGGGCCGACTGCATCAGCAGGTTGATGGTCGCCGGGTTTTCCTTGTACCAAAGCTTGGGGGCGTAGGCGAGCGGGCCATAATTGAAGGCCGGATCCATGATCAGGCCGTAGGCGCGCGTGCCTTCCACACCGGGACCGCCAAGGATGACGGTGCCATCCGCGATCATCGGTTCCTCGATATCCGTCACCGGATCGACATACCAGTCGTTGTAGAGGTAGAGGTCGAACTGACCCCAGCGGCCCATATACATGGCCCCCTTCACGACGCGGCCACCCAGATCCGCGCTGGAATCACCGGTGCGGCCGGGCCACACGATGGCGTTCAGCACCTTCTGGTCGTTCTTGAACGCGTTCCAGGTGGAATTCGTGAAGATGACCTCGGTGGGCGCAGCACCGGATTTCTGCAGGACCAGCGCGGCCAATGCGGTGATGTAGTCCGACGGGTAAACGCCGGTCTGACCCCACTGCGCGGTGCCGGTCAGGGCCACGGTCAGGGCCGGGTCACGCTGGAAATCCACCACGATCGGATCGGGATAGCCTTCGCCGACAACGGTGATCTTGCCGCTGACCAGCGCATTGGCCGCCATCCATTCCTGGCGGCGCAGGATCATGTCCACCTGGTCGGCCATTTCCCATGCGAGATTGGCTTCCAGCCGTTCGGCCGGCGACATGCCGCCCATCAGGCGCTCGCCGATCGCACGCCGCACGGGCTTGAGCAGATCGGGATTGCGCCAGTCCTTGATGTAGGCGGGCTTGAACAGGTTGGTCTGCCACTGGCGGCTTTCCACCAGCTTGCCTTCGACCAGTGGGGAACAGAAGGGGGCCAGACGCCGCTTACCGACATCGACGTCGATCGCAACTTCCGGAGCGTCCGATTCAACCATGTTGGGGAACATGTGGTCGAGCAAGAAGCTCTGCGCTGTCTTGAGGTTGCGCACGAAGTAAACCAGCTCGGCGATATCATACGCGCCAAGCATGGCGTTCAGGGAACCCTGAACGCCAGCACTACCGGTAACAGAACCTGCCACGGTGTAATCCTTGATTTCTATGGAAGAGCGAACGATCAGACGATGTCGTTCGAGAGGCCCGTCTTGATGAAGATGGCCCACTGGCGCAGCGCCTGCGTCAGGGTATCGAGCGTCCAGGTCGCATCGAACGTCATGTAGTTCGAGTTGAACTCGCCCATCTCGTAGATGGCCCCGGTCTGGGTCGCGCCTGCCGCCGTTTCCACGGCATCGACCACGATACCGCAGGGCGTCTCGCTGCCGTCGGTGGCAGTGGCTACGGACAGGATGTATTCACCGGTGGCTGTCACGCGGCCGACCACCGCGCCACGGGGCAGGGTCTGGCTGGCACCGAAGGTGACGGTGCGCGTGACCAGCTTCATGTTGCCCGCGACCAGCTGGTCGGGGACGAACAGGGTCGAGCTGGCCTGCGGATAGAAGCCGTAGCTGTTGAGGGAACCGGACATCAGCCGCTCTCCTTATCGATCGCCGCGCACATGGCGCAGGGATGCGCCGAGGCGTGCGCCAGGGCGGTTCTGGTTTTCCGATGCATCCTGCGTGGCGGGTGCCACGGCATTGCCGCGCATGCGGTTGCGCAGCGACGGCTCACGCTGTTCGGTTGCCTGCGGCGCAGGTGCGGGCATTGATGCGACGGTGGCGTCGAGGATGCCGATGGCTTTGCTGCGCGGCAGGCTCGTGCCGAACGCCAGTTCAGCAGCGGCCGCCGGGTTCATGGCAGCAGAGGGGGACATGAAGATCGCGGCGCAGCGGCCACGCTCACGCGCGCGGGCGGATGCCTTGGCGTCGTCCTTCTCATCGTCCTTGTCGCTGTCGTCGTCGCCTTCCTCGGCGGACGTGTCTTCGCTGTCGGTGTTGTCGGCCTTCTTGCTGGCTTTCTTGCCTGCCTTCTTGCCGTCGGTGCCCTCGTCGTCCTCGGGGTCTTCGTCGGGGTCGCCGCCTTCGGCCTTCTTGCCGTTGGTGTTCGTCTTGTTGTCGTCTTTGTCGTCACCCTCGGCACGGGGCTTGAGGTGTGCAAATGCGCTGGCGCCGGGTTTGCGCGGTGCGGACATGTAATGGCTCCAGAAGGGAGAAATCAGCCGATCGTGTCGAGCAGTTCGCGGAATGCCGCCTCTGCCCCCATCACGGCATCGGCCAGACCGGCATCGACGCCAGTCTGGCCGAGGAAGGTTCCGGCCTGTGTAGCGCGCACACGGTCGGCCGGAATGTCGCGGTTGCGTGCAACCGTGGCGACAAACAGTTCACCCATCGCATTGATGTCGGCCTGAAACCGCTTGGCGGCCTCTTCCGACATGGTCGTCGTGGGATAGGAATCTGTTTTCTGGTCGCCGAACTGGAAGGTCGTGACCTTGATGCCTGCCTGTTCCAGCGCCCCGGTAATGTCGACATGCATGCCGACGACACCGATCGAACCGACGCCGCCCGTACGCGGCACGACAATCGTGTCGGCCGAACTGGCGAGGGCATAGGCGGCGGAATAGGCGCTTTCGTTTACGATCGCGACGATGGGCTTTGCCCCGCGTCCTTCGTAAATGCGGTCGGCCAGGTCGAAGCATCCGGCGACCGTTCCGCCGGGACTGTCGACCAGGAGGACAACGGCCTTGATGGACGGATCATCGATAGCCTGCTGGAAGGCGACATTGATGTCCTCGTAGAACGTCGCTCCGCTCCACCACCAGCCGGGACTTTCACCGGGCAGCAGGACACCGGAAACGGGGATGACGGCCACATCGGAAATCACGGTGCCCAGCACGGGGTCGCGATCCGCCTTTTCCTGAATGGGGCCGAACATGGCCATGTCATCCGAACCATGGGCCAGCAGGTGCCGCACGACCTCCATGCGGTCAGGCGTGAGGGCAAGCGGACGACCCAGTATTCGCTGGGCAAGCGCGAGGCTCTTCATTCTGCTTCCGGTTTCCTGTCGGTTTTCGATGCAAGGTTCTGCCCGGCCCATTCCGGGGTCGGCAGGTTGCGGTCCTTGAACGCCTGCACTTCGATGGCGCGCTGATCGAGAGTTTCTTCCCAATCTGCGCCTTCGTTCTCCGCACATTCGGTCTCAAGGGTGGAAAGGCCTGCATCCATGCCGAGCACGGCGCCCTGTTTTTCAGCCACCGGGTCGATCCATCCACGACCAGGACCAAGCCAGATGGCACGGGCATAGGCCGCGCGCGCCTGGATGAACGGGGGCGCACTGCGCGGCAGCGGCAGGGCATCCTCTTCCATGGACTCTTCCAGCCATGCCAGGCGGATCAGGGTTGGAAAGCCGATGCTGAAATCATCCCGCCGGCGCTTCATGGTCTTCCATGCTTCCAACAGGGATCCACGGGCGGATGAATAGTTCACGTCCGACCAGTCATTGCTGACCTGCATGGGCGAAAGGCCCGCGCCACTGGCGACGTTGTTCAGCACAGCGCGCTCGAAGTCGCGGAAGTTGCTGGCCGGTCGGGTTGCCGAGACGGTGTTGATCTTCTCGCCCGGGAACAGGATCGGCATGCGGGATCCCGCAAGCGAGATGTTCCGATGCTGGTGGAAGGCGATGCGCTGGTCCTGGTAATAGGCGAGCTGTTCGTCGCCACCCTCCATACCCTCGGCCGTCATGGCGGGATCGAATGGGCTTTCGATGTAGGCCGCGAACGTCGCGTTGATGATCGCGGCATCCAGTTCGGTCCCGTCATATTTGATCAGCATTTTCAGGCGCTGCAGGACGGGTGTGAGGATGCCCGCACCGCCGCGATGCTGGGAGCCGCGATGGTGCTCGAACATGTGCACCACGTTGGGGCGGCCCCATTTCGTCTCCCGCTCGTAGCGGTCCCATACGACCGTGTCGGCCGCGCTGTACCAGTCGGCCTGATGGGCCCTGCGGATCCAGTAAGCGATGGGCGCGCCACTGGCGGGATCGATCTCGACGCCGTTACGCATGTTCTTGAGGTCGAAGGTCTGCTGCGGATTGCTCAGGCGGTCCGGATCGATGATCTGGACGGTCGTGGCATATTGCGCAGCACCAAGGCCGACCCGGTCCTCCATCCACGGCAGCAGTGCCAGGGCATCTCCGTCCACGATGAGGTGGCGGAAGGCCAGATGCATCTGCTGGCCAAAGGTCAGCATGCGCTCGGTGTCATTGTAGCGCAGCGGATCGTCCGCCCATGTGCGCCAGTGGGCGTCGACGGCCTGCGCATACTCTTTGGCCCATACCGCGTCGAAAGCGGTGTTTCCGCTCAGGCGGGCAAGGGCGCGGTAATCAGGCTTCGATATGGGGCGAAGCTTGACGCCGATGGCATTGTCCAGTGTCCGTGTAACCGCCCCCGATGCCCAGCCGTCATTGCGGACCATGTCACGCACGCGGCTGACGATCCGGTCACGATACGGGTTCAGTTCCGTATCGGCGGAGCCTAGGTAGGGCTGCCATCCCTGCATGCGCTGGCCATACATGTCGGCCGCGTCATACGGTGTTCCGAAAGGCGAGGTCAGCGCGTTGATGATGCGCCGACCGGGGCCGGATTTTGGAACCAGAGGCGATGCCATCCTACGGATGAAATCACCGACGCCCATCAGAATACAGGCCTCAGTGCCCTACGGCGCACGCCGGGGATACCCAACTGGCGCTGCAGTTGCTGGATCAGCATGGTCAGGTTGGAAATGGAGGCCTGATTGTAGGTGACAGACCGGCTGCCATCGCCCTGTGCGTAGCTGACCGATACCACCTTCTGACCGGACTGGAGTGCAATGAGGGTCTGCTGCGCGGTGCTCAGTGCCGTCCGCAACTGGTCCTGCGACATGCCTGCCAGAATGCTGGTGGCAGGATCGTAGGTGGCCTGCGGCAGGAAGGGATAGGGACTGCCCATCATAAAGGGGCATCTCCTTTTTTACCGGATCAGGGCAGGCGTTCCGCCCATGATCGTTTGCGTTTGGATCCGTCAGTTGACTGCGGATCCCGGCGCGTGACGGTGAGCGACTGTACCCCCATGCCGTCATGCAGCGGGCTGCCGTCCTCCTGTACCGGTTCGGATGGCGGCAGCGGCGGGTGCTCGACCTTTTCCGCCGCGATGTCATCGGCCTTCTTATTCAGCCTCAGACCCAGATACAGGAGGCCGCACAGGGCGGCGTAACTGTAGACTGCGAGGTCGAGCGCTTCGTTTGCGCGGCCGGGAATCTTCTCCCAGACGCGGTATGTCTGGCCTCCCTTGGTCTTCCGGACGGACCGTTCCGCCACCAACTGGGCGAAGTAGTTGATGTCGCGGTCAGCCGGGAAATGCATATATCCGGGTGCTGGCTTACCGGGTTCCGGCTGGGGCAGGTGCAGGCGGCTGCGGATTACGTCCTTCGCCGCGTTGACCCCGATAATCACAGGACGGAAAGCCGCTTTGTTACGCGCGCTGGGGCGCTTTGTCGGCCAGACCGGGGATCTGGCCACACCACGTGCTGACTCGCCCTTCACGGCCCATATCCTGCGGCCTAGTCGTGCGCGACAGAACTCGTAGACCTTCTGGGTATGATGGCCACCTGAATCGATGCAGGCGGCGGACACGCTGAACGGACGGCCATCGGCGCGATACCACTGCCGCTTGAGAACCGCGTCCACCCGTTCCCACAGTTCAGGGCCATCCGGATCGCCCTCGATGACGATATGGGCGATGGACCAGCGTTCCTCATTCCGGCCCCAGCCGACGATCTCCAGTTCGACACGGTCGTCCTGGGTGTCGCCGCCGGCTGTCAGCATGGCTACGCCGTCCGGAACTTCCCCGGGCCAGACTTCCACGCGGGCAGCCAGGCTGATTTCATTCAGCGCACCGTCGCCGCGATCTTCGTAAGCCTCGCCCAGCGTGAGGTTGATGAAGGTCTGGCGCTTGAGCGCGTCGTTTTTGACGTCCAGCCATTCAGCTACCAGCTTGGACCAACTGGCATTCGGGAACAGGGAATAACCGGCCCAGATATGGAAGGAGGCGATGCCCTTGAACGGGGCATGCGCCACCCATTCCCCGGCATCGATCATGCCGGGCTTGTCGGCTTCCTCGATGATGCAGCCATTGTGCCGGCACACGTAATGGGCGGTTTCCGGAAGATGGTTGCCGTCCTGGTCCTTGTCCCACTTGATGTCATGGGCCGTGTCCGGTCCGCCCCATTCCAGAGGCTGCTTTTCCCCGCAATGGGGACAGGGCACGTAATAGCGTCGCCGGTCGCCCAGCTCATACAGGCTCTCGATCCGGCTCAGGCCCGCGATGGTCGGGGTGGATCCGGCCGCGATCTTGCGGTTCCAGAATGTCTCCGACCGCTTGGCACCCAGCGCGATCTGGTCGCCTTCGCTACCCGCGCCGTTGACCGGATAGCCGTCCACCTCGTCGAACAGCACGATGCGGGCCGTGATACGACGGAAGCCGCCTGGGCTGTTCGCCCCTACCAGCGTCAGTGATGACCCGTTCAGCAGGGTCTTCTTGAGCAGCGTCTGGGACGACGAACGCGATTTGGGATCGCCTGTCAGGGCTGCCAGGACTGGCGTATCACGCAGCATGGGAGCGATTTCGCTCTTGCTGTAGTCCTCGGCATCCGTTTCACGCGGCTGTACCAGCAGGATCGGACAGGGGTCCTGCTGCAGGTAATAGCCGACAGCGTGGTCAAGGATCTTCGTATAGCCGACGCGGGCGGATTTCTTGACGTAGATCCGCTCGATGACTGGATCAGTGAACGCATCCATGATGCCGTTCTGGTAGGCGAAAGCCTCGAATCGTCCCGTCTCGGCACTGGATTCCCGTGAGAGGACCGCATATCTGGCCGCCCACTGGCTCAGGGTCAGACGCGGCGGCGGCTTGAGTGTTTCCCGGCGGACGCGCGCCAGTTCAGCCCGGAACAGTAGCAGTCCGCGCGCATACATGCCGCTACCCGGTGGCAGGATCTCCATCCGCAGTCAGTTCTTCCAGGACGCGTGTAACAAGCGTGGTCAGGCGGTCCTGCACTTCAGCCACGGTCTTGCAGCGGTGCAGGGATGGGGCTTTCTCGGCGGCCATGGCGAGCAGCTTGGTGCGCACTCGGGCGTATTCCTCGCCAACTGTCTCGACCACCCTTGCGCTTTCAACGACCTTTCCGGCTCTGAGGTCGTATTCGAACTTGCGCGTCAGAGCTGCGTAATTTTTCTCAATGCGGATGGCTTCTGGTGTCTAATACGGAGCCATTCCGGCATCAATTTGCTGACATGCCTCGTCGGGTATCAGGTCCGGCCGCAAGTCATTGATGGGTGCAACCCCATCTGCAACCTGCAACCGTGGTCGCACCTCTGGTTGCGGGGCAGGTTGCAGGTCTGTGCGCTCGGCAAGCCATTCCTCGAAAGACGCGATATCCACGCGTGAGCCATCGGAAACAATCCTGCCAGAAGCCAGATGTTTTTGAATTGCCGCTCGACTTACGCCTGCGCGGCGCGCGGCCTCACTCTGGCTGATTGAGGATTTTTTCACGGAATGTGCAACTGCAACTGCAACCTGAAAATTTTATCTCAGCTAGAGACCGTACGGGCTCGCGCAACCCCGCGATGCGAAAAGTCGCAGGAAGGACCCAAGGCATTCCCTACGCGGGGAGGGCGACCCTCCCGTGCATCAGGGCCGCCCGTGGATCAGCGGGCCGTCCGGATGGTTTTCAGGATCGCCGCCTCGATGGCCTTCGGGCCTTCACGCTGGACCATCTCCACGGCGCGCTGCTCGAAGTCGAGATGCTTATCCACTGCCTTGTTAGGCCTGAACATGTAGAGCAGCTTCAGACCGACAGCTCCTTTGGTACCACTCGTGCCGTCGCGACGCGTGCCGCGGGTTGGACGCTGCCATATGCCACGAATGCCACGCACCGTTCCCGCAAACACATCAGGACGCGCCAACAGCCGTTTGATCAGCCCACGTGGGATCTGGCCATATGCATCTGTCCTGCCATCGACCGGCACGAGCAGGTCACCCGTGCACCGACCCAGTGATCGCCGCCCGTTTCGTATGGGGTCAGATATTTCGCCTGCTGGTCACGGAGCGATACGACTGCCGTCGGGTTGCTTTTCGTTGCCTTGTTCACCTGCGTTGCACGCGTAGTGAAGGGGCGCGGATGGTCGAATATTTCCGACATCGCGCTGTTCTCCAAGCGCATGGCATCGAAGGCGAGGCTGTTTACGGCAACGGACGTGGCATACGGAATCTGCTTCTGCATGTCTGACAGATCACGCTGGATCCGTGATGTATCCAGCGTGATGGACAGGTCACCCATAATCAGAAATCGCAGCCACCGCTATCGAACCCACTGCTGCCGCAGTCAAAGCCACCGCCGGTATCGCCACCGCTGCCGCTGTAACTGAACCCGCCGGAACCCGCATCGTTTCCGCTTCCGGCGAACGGATCCGGCGCAGGTGCGGGTGCAGGCTCGCTGAACGTGCGCTCGATCACCGTGTCATGTCCGCGGTCGGAACCCATCACCGATCCGGCGATGCCGCCCAGCAGCGCACCTTCCAGAAAGCCATTGTCGCCGCCGCGCGATGCTCCGGCATTGACGATGACCGGGGCAGGGGCAACTGCCGGAACCGCCGTGCTGTCATACGCATCAGACGCCGGACGCGGAGACATGGTCGGACGCGGGGAAACCGCACCATCCGTGCCAGAAACTGGCACCGACGGACGCGACGCCACGTTCGCCGTGACCCGGCGTGCCACCTGCTCATCTTGAAGGCGCCGGATCCGCTCCATCCGTTCCTCGTGTTCCTGGTCAATCATCTTTCGGCGGATGCTGTCCTGCCGCTTCGACCAGGACAGCCATGCGAACAGTGCGACGACACAGAGGATGAACAGCAGGCACACGAACATAAATTCCGTGCTGATGTGCACATGGTGCATAAGAGTATCCTATTTTCTAAAGCAGGAAGGAATTGACCTAGAAGAATTGAGAGGTCTAATTTATTGTAAATCTATAATTTAATAGATTTATTGTAATATTCATAGGAGTTTTTTAATGGCTTTACTTCCGATTGGCAAAAGAACTGATGCAGTTCTCAAAACTCAACAGGAAATTCTTGAACAAGTGTATAAAAACTGCTGCGCGACGAATGGTGACAATCCAACTCCGCAAGCATCACAAGCGGTAGCACCTATTCTTGAAGCAATTCATGAAATTGCTGAAGAACTGGAACGTCGTCATCGTCCACCAACACCTTAAAAGAGTTTTAACATCATAATGAAGCTTGACCGATTGCGCATTGGCAATCGGTCAAGCGCGCGCGATATCGAGCGGCACCTGCCTGAAATCGTCGTCCGGCCCGTTGCGCTCATGAAACCGCAGGTACGCCTTGGTCGTATCAATGCGGATGCTGTCGCTGATGGCCTGCATCGCACGCTGCCATTCCTCGTCCTCGATATTGAGGCGGCGCAGCCCCAAAATTTTGTCGGTGCGGATCTTGCCTTCCTTGCCGACCTCGAACGCGTCCGTCACGATGACCTTGAGGTTCGCATCAGCGCCTTCGGACCAGCGCTCCAGGCAATTGTCGATCAGCGCCTTGGCGGCCTGCAGTTCCGGCCCGAACGAAATGGAATCGCCTATCGCAATGGTGATCCGACGGCGGCCGTCGAAACTCATCAGGGTGATGTTGCCCTTCTGCCCACCATAGGTCGCGCCATACTGCTCGGTAATAAGCGCCAGTGCCGTATGGATGTTTTCCATCGAGACCTGCCGGAACGATTTGAGCTGCTCACGCAGGACGGCAGCCTCGGCAAAACGATCCTGCACCAGGTCGTCGATCATCAGGTCCTGCGGCTTGACCTTGTCGCGCGGCACCAGGCGGCCGGCGGAATCCTGCATATAGCCGTCGGGCACCATCACGCGGCCTCCCGCTGTGCCGCGCGCATGTTCGCCGCGCATTCCTGCGCGCGACCCGCTGCCCAGATTTTCACGCCGGGGCGACGGTCACGCTGGGTGATGCGACGGTAATGCGCGGCGGCACGTTCCCACACGGTGACGTCCGTGGCGGGTTTGCGGGGCCTGTGGCTCGGCTTCATGGGTCTTCCTTGTTTCACGGGTGAGGGGGCCTGCGCGCCGCGCGCTACGGGTCCAGATATTTGCCAGCGCCGTCACCTTCGCGGACGTGGCTGTATCGTGTCGTGGTGGCGAGCGAGGCATGTCCCAGCGTGGCCTGGACAACATGGGGCGGTGCGCCCCGGTCCTGCGCGTGCGATGCGCAGGCATGTCGTAGCCAGTGTGCCGATACGGCAGGGGACAGCCCCGCTCGCTTCGCGGCCCTCTTCACGATGCGGTCCCCCGCCTTTGCGTGAAGAGAGCCGCCATCGTGGCCGGGGACCACCGGCCCGTCAGGCCGGTTATCAACGCGCAGCGCCACGAGCTCCTTCCACAGCTTGGCGGGCACCAGGACCGAACGGGTCTTGCCCCCCTTGCCGTGGACAGTGGCAATGCCGCCCTGCTGGCGGCGGGTCATGCTCCGCCACGTGAGGCCGCATGCCTCACGAAGACGAAGACCCATGACGTAGAGAACACGCAGGAACGCCCGCTTGCGGGGATCATCTTCCCCGTCGATCATGCGGGCGACGTCCTCCTGCGTCAGGATGCGCTCATGCAGCGTGTCGCGTCCGCGTTCCATGCGGAACGCCGCGCCCACGTCAGAGGGCAGCATCCCCAGCCGTGCGCCAAACGACAGCAGAGATTTGACGGCGGCCAGCTTCCGCCGACGCGTGGCGTCCGCGCATTCCAGGCTGTCGAACCATAGTTGCAGGTCCGCCAGCACGACCTCGCCCAGCGTCTTGCCCGTGAAGGCGAGGAAGGCTCGGGCGTCCCGCCCATAGGCATCGCGGGTGTTGTCACTCCGGTTGTGGAGCCACGACCGGATGAGCATTTCATCCGCCGAGATATTGCGGGCAGATGGGGCCATCGTGGCGGGCGATCGGGCACGATCTCCACTAACCATTTGAAACGCCTAGATTATTGACCCGAAAACGACCGTCGAAAAACGGGGCATAACTACAGTTATGTCCCTGATTTCCGGGGTCTGTAGGAGTTATGTCCCGCCCTGCTGCCGCAGGGCTGTCACATAAGACCGGGTTATGATCCCGGCTTTCGCCGCTTCAATCATCCCAGCGACGGCGCGCCGACGCGACGCCCGCGACTGCCCATCATCGGGCCGAACGCCAGCGTCGAACGGACCAGCCCGGCGGGCAGGCGTTCGGTCTGGCGTGCCTCGACCTCGCGCCGCATCGCGGCCATGACCGCCTGCATTGTCTGCACGCACACTTGGCCAACGCGTTTCTGCCGACCAGCATCAGCCCACGCCCACTGGCCGCAATGGATGATCGCGCCGCGCAAGGAGAACGTCGCCTCCCACGCAATCGGCGCGACATCTGCCCTATGAAGGCATGCCGAACCCCAGACGATTGGCACGACCAGGACGCGCGTTTCCGTCACGGTCACGACGATGCCGCGCGCATTCCCACGCGCGACAACGTCGCCGCGCGTCAGCATCGGCGATGGTTTCATCAGATGACTCGATTTTGGGAACGCCCGTCCGGGCATAAAAAAAGCGTGGCGTCCATTCTCTGGACCCACGCATAACGATAGTTTGCCATATTTGTCTTAAATTGGTGGGCACGTCAACCCTTCCATAATGGTCCCGGCATCTCGTCGTAATGTTCCTCCAGTTGCTCCAGCAGGAAACACAGCACGCCAGCGGCGCTGCGCCGGTCCTGTTTCAGTCTGGCCGCCATATCCATCAACGACAGCCCATCAATCATCAGCAGCACAAGCAGCTGCTCGCCGCGCGCACCGATGCGCTGGCGGATATAGTCCCGGCGCGCGGCAGACCCCATGCGCCCGATCATGGCGTCATGAATATCGCCCCGTTTTGCACCGCGCTCCATTTCCGGGTCGCTGCCGCCCAGGACACCGATCTCGTAATCCACGGCCCACATCTGGGCAAATCTGACCTGGCCCTCGGTGATTTTCCCGGAGCGGCGCAGGCCATACAGGCCCGCGCACGTGCGCAGCACCTCGGTCGATGGGCCGTCCGGTTTGAGTTTGACAGAGACATCCGCCAGATCGCCATGGGCGAGACGTTCGGGTGAGGGGATGTCACCGCGATCGCGCGGCGCTGGACGAGAATGTGCGGACTGACGGGTCCGACGGCCGGAAAGCGCTGCGACTGACACGCTTGGCCTTTCAGTTTGATAGATCCCGGCATGTCCGCGCCTTTGAAATGCCACCCGGTCGGTGGAAGGTGGGCGAACAGCGGCCAGGAATTGGGGATGAGTATAGACCCGTTTTGACGTCAAAACAGCCTGCAACACACTGAAAATCGCGGTTTTCCGACAAAGACTTCCAGTGTCACAGCCTGATGCGATGCTCGGTCATCCGAGCGCCCTGCGCAACAAACCTGCCGTGCCGGTCACGACGCTCCGACATTTTCAACGCGTCGTCGCGCTGCACCCGCATCATGGCAAGCGCCAGCTGAGTGCCCGCCAGTTCGCGCCCCAGATCCCGGTTTTCCCGCCGGAGCTTCGCAACCTCATCGCGATCCGGTCGAAACCGCCTGAACAACCAATCGAACATCACAGCACCTCCTCTGCACCGGGAACGGAAATTGTCTCACAATCGGGAGCATGCCTGCGCCGCTGTCGAGGCGGTCGGCCGACATCCGGCAGCCAGCCGACAATCGGGGATCCGCGATATCCACGCTCGAACACGAACCAGGCGTAATCGACCGTGCCACCTTTCCCCGCCACGGCGCGGTCGCCCGGTGGCATGTTCATGCGCACGCTCGACACCCACAGCCGCGCAAAACAGGTCTGGGGCCACCACGCGCGGCGCTTCTGCCCCGCCAGAAACCCCAGCCGCAGCACGACGCACACGCGATCCCACGTGTGCAGCAGGGCGACCTCGATAAACTCCTGCGCCTGGTTGTAGGGGGGATTGGACACGACGCTGTCGGGGCGGAACTGGCGCAGGCTGTCGCGGAAATCCATCGTCGCGATATCCGGCCTGCGCGGTCGCAGGTCGGTCCCGATGGGGATGACGTCCTCGACGCCCGCCAGCTGCGTCGGCACGTTCCCCGCGCCACAGCACGGGTCCAGCACCCGGCCGCGCAGGGGGCGTACCGTTGCCTCGGCCGTGATCAGGGCATCCACGGCCCACGGCGGCTCGACATACCAGTCATCGGCAACCCGGTCGTAGCCCGAATGGGCGTTCACGACGCCAGCGCCCGACGCAGTTCCGCGCGCAGGTTTTTCAGGCCGCGCGGATCGCCTGTCTGGGCTGATCCGAAAACCGGTTTCTGCGCTGATGGATGGCAGAACCGCAGGGTGTTGTGCCCGGTGATCGAGTAGGTGTAGCCCAGTGCCTCGGCATACAGGATGACCTCCCGCGCCCCTTTGCGAAACCGCTGTTTCATGCTTCCTGCTCCACCGGGCGATAGGCCGCCAGATACGCGTCCAGTTTCAGGTCCGCCGTCGGACGTCCCAGCCGCGCCGCTTCCTCGGCCCAGCGCCGCCGGGCCTGCCCGTAATCGCGGTTTTCCTCGAACATCACGGAAAATGCCAGCTGGTCTGCCGCCAGATCGGCGCGGGCCTGCACCTCCCATGCCGGGATTTCCCGCTGGGGCGCAGGCTCCGGTGCGTTGATGAGGGATTGTTCCCATGCCGCCCGGATCGCCGCCTGGAACGCGCCCATATGCTCCGGTGCGCTGTCCATCGTGGCCCGGTGCGCCTTGACCGCCTCGATCAGCAGGTCAGGCGGACAGCCCTGCGACAGCCATTTGTGCACCGCCGGATACTGGTTGCGTTTCCCGAGCGTGAATCCCGCGACCTCGATCACACGCTCGACCGTGGTGGCGAGGACCTCGGGCGAAACCGTCACGGCCTGCACCGGCTGTTCGGTTTGGTCCGCCGGGTTTTCCGGTTCGTCAGGTGTAGATGTAGGTTTTAGATTAATATCTGAATCTATACCTATATCTAACGGAACCGAAAAACCCGATCCGGAAACCGAAACCCCGGAAACCGAAACCGATTTCGGTTTTTGGTTTGGGTTTCGGGTTTCGGTTTCCGCACCCGGCAGCGACCGCATCAGGGGCATGCGCCGCTGGCGCCGTGCCTCCTCGGCCTCCTGCGCACGCCGGATCCGGGCCTGTTCAGGCGTCTCGCCCTTGCGCGGTCGGCCGCCCGAACTGCCATTGGCCTTGGCCGTCACGCTCCGCAGCGTCGCATCCGGCGCGATCTCCCCCGCCGCCTGGGCGGCCTCGAACCGGCGCAGCGCCTTGTCCCGTTCTGCCCGCCGCCGCGCACGGTCCTGCCGCCGCAGTTCACGCGCCAGCAGGTGAGGGCTATACAGCGCCCCGTCATCGTCACGGGCGGCGAACCCCCACTGCTCGATCACCGGCAGGGTGCGCGCCAGCACGTCGGGCTGTTCACAGATGAACGCGGCCACCTCCTGATCCGACAACATGTGCCCGCCACTGCGCAGCACGATCATGCGGTGGGACCGCAATGTATCGACCAGGGAATGGTCCACGCCGCGTGCCTCGGCGGGCAGAGACCGGATCAGGTTCCACGCGGGAACGCCCGCCAGGTCAAACTCGGCAATCGTCGGGAGTAACGTCATGACGGATCCTGCCTCCCCGGTAGGAGCGGGCAGTCCCGGCACTGGTCCGCGCACTTGTCTTTCAGGCGCGTGATCTCGTCGCGGGCCTCGCGCAGCTGCTGGCGGTCGCCGACGAAACGCAGCACAATGCCTGCCATCCCGTCACGCAGCGCATAGACGCGCACGACAAACAGGCTGATCGATGGCATGTCGCCCCGGTCATAGCGCAGGCCGAAATTGCGGCCGTACTCGATGGCAATACCGCGCGGGATTATTCGTCCGGGCATCGCTTGCCTTCCTCTACCAGGCGGAAAATCTCGTCCCGCAGTTCGTCACATTCGGACATCAGTTTCAGCAGCTCCTCCCCGCGCGGCGCGGCGGTCCCGGCAATCCATTTCTGGACGGTGCGCGGGCTGGCCTCGATACTGCGCGCAAGGATCTTTGCGCCGTTCCTGACGCGCCCATATTTGCGCTGCAGGACAGCGCAGAGGGTGTCGCGATAGGCTGCGGCAATCATAAAACGACTCTTTTGGGTACTTTGCGCACGAGCCTTTTCCACGAAAATCCTCCATGATCTCGATTATTCGGAGTCGAGATAAGGGTTTTTCGGGAAAGGAGACGGCACAATGAAGCGGCGCATGCCCCATCCATCGTGGGTGACAGACGGGGCATGCGCCGCAAACCAACAGATTGGAACATCATCATGATGCGTCTCCATCTTTCTCGGTTTCGGTACGCTCATCCGCACGCGGCTGGCGGAAAACACGCACCGCATGTTCACCACACCACACACGACGCACGCACGCAGGCCTGCCGCAGAACGCAGGACGCGCGTCACGCCGCACGTCCCCGTCGATCCACTGGCAGGTTGCGCCCGCAATCATGGCGGTGGGTGAGGGGATGGACATCAGAAGCCCGCAGGCATCGTCCAGTGGACGGTCGGGGGGAGACCGGGCACGAGAGAATGCACATTCAGACGGCAGCCCACCTCATGCAGGACCGTAAGCACCATCTCAACCTGGGCGGCCATACGTGCAAAGTCAGCCGAGGGCGGCATGAGTCCGTCATGCGGAGTAATGATGGTAAACATCGTCACACCATCACCGATATCAGTCTGCTCTATCCTCCCGCCCATCACGTACAGGCACTCGATCAGGGGGGTGAGCTTGTCCACGCCTTCCGAAATCAAGCTCCGCGTTTTCTCGGTCAAAGGGGGGCGGCGATCTGTCACCTGCGCATCACCGGCCGACGCATCCGGGGCAGGGGCAGCAGCATCAGTGTCAGGCCAGGGGCGACCGCCCCGTTTGCCATCGTCACCATGAACATGTGCAGGGGTTGCCTCTGTCACTGGCGGCTTGCCGCGCAGGACGTAATCATGAAACCTGTCCGCACGGTTGATGATGGCGCCGGTCAGATCGCGATAGGCGCCGAGTTTCCCGTATGGCGCCTCGATTGCCGCCTGCAGGCACCACAGCCTGGTCTTTTGTCCGGCATCCATGAAATCATAATCCATGATGTCTCTGTTCCTGTAGCAGTGGGGAAACTGGGGAGCGCACCGGCTCGACCGCACAGGCGGGAGCACGCGGTGCATATGTCTGTCGTGCGGGCGCACGAGCGCCCTTACGGACCGGTCGATTGCCCGACCGGTCCGCTTGGCCCACCATGGTTGTTGCAACACCACCCATGGAGGATTCGACATTGGCGATATGGGAGGCCGCTAAAGGGCGGCATGCGGATGAAGGACGGCGTGGCCGATGGGCCTGATTCTCATCCTTCTGATGCTGTCTCTGCCTGGCATTATCGCTGCCGTGAAGGGACGCTCGTTTTTCCTGTGGCTGATCTACGGCTGGCTTCTGTTCCCAGTAGCCATGATCCACGTCCTGTTTGCCAGAACGGGTACGCAGAAGATCGTCCACGACTGGAACACGATCGAGGTCGCGCCGCCCAATCCGCGCCAGCCTCGCGCCAAGCAGGAAATCACCACGGTCGAGATCCACAGGACGCGGATCATCATCGACTACGAGGATGGGGCAGGGGAGGCCACGCAGCGCACGATCGTGCCGCAGAAGCTCGATTTTTACGTCAACAAGGACAACGTGGTGATCATCACCGACATCCATGCGTACTGCGAGCTGCGCAGGGCACCGCGCCAGTTCAAATACAGCCGTATTCAGGGTGCAGCCGATGCCGAGACGGGAGAGGACATTCCCAATATCGGCAGATACCTGTGGCAGCAGCGGATTTGGGATTGATGTGGGCATCTTCAGGCCGCCCCCCGCTGTTCGCGCTGGGGAGCCGATGCTGCCATAATCCCGTTACGGGCCGGTCGTGCAACCGACCGGCCCGCGTGGAACCCCATGACGACCATCACAACCACCATGGAGAACAGGCCAAATGGCTTCAATTCTTGTAAATTTGAATGTGCAGCACGCAGTAACATTGACCAGGAGCGAGCCGCAGTATTCTTCCCAGCAGATTTCCCCGCAGCGTTTGGAAATGAACCTTCTCGTGACGCCCGATGGCGATAAGGAGGGGGAGTCGCTGGGGTTCGTGAACGTGCAGGTGCAGGTAAATTCCCCCAATAAGGCATTCCCTGACCTTTCGCCAAACGAGATGAGTCAGTGGCTGATCGATGTGCTGAAACGCACTCTCTGATTTTGGCAGGGCCGGACCAGCCGATATGGCCGGTCTGGCCTTGAATGACTGTGACGTTCATGCCGCCCCCTGCCGTTCGGTCTCTGGCGTTGATCCGAACATATCCGGACGTAGATCAGCGGGCGGCCTACCGACCAAACTCGAAACAATTTGCACACGACGCTTGGGCACGCGCCGCCACTTTGAGACAGCAGCGGTACTGATGCCGCATGCGGCAGCAATTTTGGTGACAGCGCCCCTACGCTGAAAAATTTCTTCGAGGATACGGTCTCGCATGAGTGAATGGTTAGCAATGCTAACGATACGGCGCAAGCAAATTAAGGATGCAGCGCTAAGATGGCTGGTTAAGCGTTGAGCATGAATGAAAAACCCAAATCCAAACCTAGGCAGCCGGACCCTCGCGCTCTAGCTATTGGGACACGAATACGAACGAAAAGGGAACTTTTGGGGTTCACGGCTGAAGAACTTGGGGGCATGATTGGTGTAACAGGCAATGCCGTAACCCAATACGAGACTGGGCGGGCAACAGCAAAACCCAAGAGATTTGAGGCTCTTGCAATGGCTTTAGGTACGACCACTACGTGGTTGCTGACAGGAAATGAGCCCGATGAACTCGCCCGTGCACAAACAAAAAATGAACTTGAACTCCTTACCTTGCTACGCGAAGTGCCTATGGACCAGCACGCTATTTTGCTTGCTGCCCTAAAAGGGATGGCGGCGTCGTTACAGAAAAAATAGGCCCATAGTTAGCGGCGCTAACTTTTTTCTTGCCACGGTTTCATTAGCAGCGCTAACGTTCCTTCATCGCCACCCGCGATGGAGGTTTTTTCGTGTCTGCCGATTCCAATGTGACTCCGTCACCAACCGATACCCCCGCGCTTTCGCGCCTCGATCCGCCGCGCCAGTCACTCATCACCTGGACCATGCGCTGGCGCGCGGCTTTCGAAGAGGGAGTAGATTTTTCCGAAGATATCGAGGCCCGGGCTCTCGTATTCATTGCCGAGGCAGGAAAGGTCGCACCGTCATGTCCGGTGCCACATCTGGTCAACATGCGGCAAACGGCCGCGCTCCAGATGATGCGCCTGCTGTCGAGGGGCCTGATGGCCGATAACGTAACGCCATCGGCCATGATCGATGCCCACCAGAAATGGACCAATCTTCAGGCCTTGGTACTTGCCGCTGAAGTTGCGAGGGAGGGCGATTCCCGTTCCCCGATTAAAACGCTCGGGGGCCGCCCTCGCCCCGGCGAAACGCCGGAACAGGCGCGGCTGCGCCGTTCCGCACAGGGCGTGCGTATGGGAGGTGCGGCATGACCCACGATTTCACGCCCGTGCCCGCCGGCGACCTGATCGCCCGACTGCCACAGGCTGGCCAAGCCGCCACGATCAACCTGCACTCCCAGTTCCGCATGTATTTCCTGACGGTCAAGGACTACCGCGCGGCAGGGGCACGCAGTACCGCGCGCTCCCACGCCCGCCAGGCCGACGCCCGCCTGCGGGATCTGGAGGACCTGATCATGGGCGCATTCCATGCGGAAGGCCCGGAGATCGAGGCCCAGAACTGGGCGCGCCGCAATGAGGGGAAGGTGCGGTCATGAAGCTTGATGATCTGGAAAAGGTTCAGTCCCTGCGTGACATGTTAAAATGCGCCATGAAGGCGTTCGAAGAGGCGGCCGAGTTTCCTCATTGCCGTTTTCCTCTTTGGACGCACTTCAGTTCCGGTGGCGTCATCGCTGCATTGCGCGGGTCTGATGTCCTGCCCATTCTGGGCAGGCAGGCTGCAGAAATCGTGGTCGAACTGACCGATCTTGGGATCGACATGACTGCGGACATCAGTCCGCACCTGTCCCCGTATATCATCGCCATCAGGCATCCGAAGCAGGAGGCCACGCAATGACTCCGCTGTCCGACCGGCAGGTCGAACGCCTGCGCGACCGCCTGCCAACGGCTGAAGAGGTCGCAGCCTACGCCCTGTTGTTTTCCCTGATCTGGGGCGGGCTGGTGCTGCTGTTCGTGGGGTGCCTGCCATGATCACGGCACAGCAACTCGACCTGGTCGAATATATCGCGTCGCTGCGCCCGGTCCCGCCCGCAGTGGTGCCGGACCACGTGCGTCAGCTGCTGCCGCCGCGCCCCGCGCACTGGCGTCGGCTGGTCAGTGATATCCCGATGGACGAAACCTATGCGTATGCCACGCCTATCTGGACCGGCGTGGTGGTTGACGTGATCCGGCACCCGACCGGTTCCGACATGCTGTGCCGTGACGGGACCGTAACCCGGTATCAGGGCGGATACGGGCGTCGTTACCGCCTGGTGTTGATGTCGCTGCCTGATGCCATTGCCATGAACGAACGCTGGCCGCTGCTGACATTCGCCACCACCGATCAGATCGATCGGACTGATACGCGCATGCTGTTACAAGACATGATGGGGGAGCCGGTATGACCCGCCTGCAGACACCACCTGAAATCGCCGATCACCTGATGACGGAAGCCGAGGCCCGGACATTCCATTTCCGGAAACCGAGCGGCGGATCGTCCTACTGGTTCAACCTGACGTGGATACGCGGGAAACTGATCCTGTCCGGTGATTTCGGCGATATCACGCTGACCTGTTTTCCCGCATGCGCGACGTTCGCGGGTGCCATCACATGGGCGGTCGACGCCGAGTTCGAATACCTGATGGAAAAAACAGGGGAACGCCGGTCCTATGACGAGGCGCGCACGCTGGAGGACATCATCGCCTGGGCGAACGCGCCCGTCATCGAGGAACTGAACGGCACCGAGAGACGGCGCCACGTCCTGGTCGAAAAAGAAGACGGCCGCAAACAGTACGAGGTCATCTGCACGAAACTGCGTGACGGCTATCGCCACGCCTGTCAGGACTACCGCCGCGCGGTCGTGGCAGGCACGCGGGACGATTGCCGCATCGGTCTGGAGGAGACGGATCCGCGCAGGTTTGTCCTGCAGGTTCCCGAAGACGCGGTCATGTCCATGTGGTTCGACAAACCTGATGTCGGCCGGTTCTACAGTTACGAGCCGTGCTGGGAGCGCTGGCTGAGTCTGTGGCGGAATACGTTCGGTCGCGACTGGAGCGGGCTGCCGCAATATGACCCGCCGTCCATGGTCACCACGCATATGGGCCGTTGGGAAATCAAGGATGAACTGGAGCGACGTCTCACTGACCTCGGCAGCGCCGATCTGACCTGCCTGTACGAGGGTAGCGTGGAGGCAACCTACGACTACACCTATTCGCAGCGCCGACAGATCGGGGCCGTCCAGTTCGCCTGCCGCAAGATCATCGAGGCCGGCCTAGTGGATGCCGGGGAGTGCGCGGCATGAGCCTGACCCTGCTGGTCATGGGCTGCTCGGCCACCAAGGACCCCGGCGAAAGGTGGATGCCGGCGCGTGACCGCTACACAGGGCCGCTGTGGCAGACGCTGAAAACCTGCGACTGCGGGCCTGACGTGTCTGTGGCTGTTGTGTCCGCCCATCACGGCTTTATCGCCGCGACCACAATGATGTTGCCCTACAACAAGATCCTGACACCCCGCATTGCGGACGAACTGGTGGCGCAGGGCGTGCATGCACTCTGGCCCAAGGCACCGGCCGGGGCATGCCCGACTTCCTTCGGTAACCGCGCAATCTGCGAGATGGCGACGCTGGCACAGGACCGCCAGTTCGGACGCGTGATCCTATGCGGCGGCCGGACCTACCTGACGGTGATGCGGTGGTACGTGCGGGAGTTTCAGAGCGCCGGATACATCGCGGCTGGCGCAGAGATCACGGAAATAAACGGCCCGATAGGGATGATGCGGCAGCAGTTGCGGGAAGCGGTCCAAGGTAATCGTCCTGCCGGCATATTGACGAAAGCGGCGTGAAAATGACGGAGAAACCTAATCATTACATCATCCCTACGCATCTGACCGACGAACAGGTGGAGCGGTTCCGCGCGGAATGGAACCTGCACGACCCGGATGTGCGTCGGTTCGCTAAGACGCTGGTGCGCGTAGCGGGCACTCCCATCCAGTGCGGGCGCAAATTGGAACGCGTGGCTCTTTATACCGTGCCATTCGATGTCGTGAGGGCTGTTGCCGAATTACCTGACCGCACATCACCGGATGGGGATCCGGAAATGATGCAGGTTACGACCAAGGAACTGACCGGCATCGTACGTTCTGCGATTGATGCCCACGATGGCTACTGCGCGGCGCATGATACCGCACGGTTGGATTGGCTGGAAAGTCGGCGTTTCCCTGAGTTGCGTAAGTTCGACGACGGATTTCTTGTGGCCACGGATCAGGTGTGTCGATCAAGCGGTCATCCTACAGCGCGCGCCGCTATTGATGCTGCCATGAACGCGGAGAACGGCAATGGCTGA